CCTAATTGGCCAGTTCAGCAATGCACAATTTGTTGAAGGTGTTGGCGCAGGTAAAAAAGGTGCACTGCAGGCTGATTTAACTGTGCTTGAAAGCTCGGGTTATGCCACTAAATTGCGCGAAGCCGTTGATAACAATATGCAAGACCTGTTTGGTTTAAGTATTGATGTGGATGGTACGGCTTCTGGTAAAAAGGGCAGCCGCACAGCTAAGAAGTTCCTCAAAGTTAATTCCGTCGATTTGATCATGGTACCTGGTGCAGGTGGTCGGATCGTGTCATTTAAAGAAGCTCATAATCAAGGCAATGTCATGAATGAACAACTAATGCGCCTAATCGAAGCGCTTAAAAAATCGAACCCTCAGCTTGCAGCATCTGTGACAGCTGAAGATGATGAAACAGCCATTGTGCAATTAACTGAAGCACTGGCTAAACACGGTGCCCCTGATGCAGGCCAAGGTACAGGTTTAACACTTGCAGACGTAAACAAAGTGATTGCAGACAGCCAGCGTTTGGTTGAAGCAAAGCAAAGTGCTGTGGCTTTAATTAATAAGTCGACTTTGCCAGACGCCGCCAAAACGCGCTTGGTAGAAAGCGTGCAAAGCAGCGAAGACGTAAGCACTGATAAGGTGCAAAAGCTGATTGATAGTGAGATTAGCTATTTAAGTAAGTTTACTGAGTCAGGCAAAGTGAACATGCCAGAAGGCGCGCAATACTCCGATAACCCAAGCGGTGTAGAGCTGCTTACCGCACTATTTGATCCGGCTAATAAAGACGTAGTGAGCTTAAAAGAAGCTTACATTGATTTGACGGGTGATAAGCACTGTACAGGTCGTTTAAACGACTGTAGCCGCACGCGAATGGTCGAAGCGCTTGATAGTGATAGCTTACCGAATGTGCTGGCCGATGTAATAAACCGCCGTGTGGTTGAAGTGTACGGCAGCTTAGAAAAATACCAGTTATGGCGCAAAGTGTTCCGCATTGGTACTGCAACTGACTTTAAAGATCAGAATGTGACTGAATGGGGTGGCTATGGCGACCTACAAGATGTGCTTGAAAGCGGTGATTACCAAGAACTTGCAAAACCTACCGATAGCAACGCGAAATACCGTGTGAGCAAAAAAGGTGGTATTGCAACCATCACTATGGAAATGATTAAAAATGATGACCGCAACATCATTACGCAAATTCCTAACAAGCTGGCTCGTGCCGCTGCGCGCACACTTAGCAAATTTGCGTGGGATTTCTACCTAAACAACCGCAATGCCCCTGATGGCAAAGCACTGTTTCATGCTGATCATAACAACTTGTTTAGTGCTGCACTAAGCCAGGAAGAGTTAATGGTGCATTGGCGCGCCATTATGAACCAGCAAGAGCTTGATACTGGCGAGATGCTAGAAATTGAGCCAGCGTTCTTGTTGTGTTCGCTGGGTAATGTGGATGCAGCCTTTGACTTGTTCCAACGCTTGCAAAACAACGACAAGGGTTTTGCGCAGCAATTAAACCTTGAAATTCTGCGTGTGCCTGGTGCGACTGATCCAAATGATTGGGGCTTAATGACCGACCCTAGTGAGCTTGCCAACTTTGAAATGGGCTTTTTAGACGGCATGGAAAACCCTGAGATTTTCACGCAAGACATGCAAAACGTGGGCACTGTGTTTACGAACGACCAAACCACGATGAAAATCCGCCACATTTACGGTGGTCAATGTACTGACTACCGTGGTGCGACTAAAGCGCTGGTTCTTTAATTCCTTGGTTCCTCTGGTGATTGGATGACACGGTTGCGCACGGATGCGCTTTATAAGGTGTTTTAACTATGTACGCAGACAGACTCCCAGCTTATGTACAAGACCAAGCAGGCATTTTAAGCGCTGATGAAATTGCCAGTGCCTATGCCGATATGCTGGCGAAGTACCAAAAAGATACGGGTAACGTTGAGATTTCTGCAGAGCATGTGGATGCCTGTTTAAAACTCGCAGCGGCAAGCTGCATTGATAAGTTGGCCACGTATTACGCCAACGATGATAACAGTACGATTTCAAGCGATAGCGTTGACCACGGCACTAAAGCCGACAGTTTCAGACGCATCGCCAACGGTTACCGCAGCCAGTATGCGGCGGTTGTCGTTAATGACAATAAAAGCAGTGCGCATGGTAAGGCTGTGCAACTGCCTAAGCGCCAACGGTTGCGCTAATGCCTGTACGAATTACAGCAAAGGGCTTTGATGCATTGACTGAGCTTTGGCAGCACTCACCGGCAATGGTGCAAGAGCAGCTCTTGAGCGCAATGAATGAGTCGGTGGCTTACGCACAATATCAAGTAGTTAGTAGAACCCCTTTGGGTAGCGGCGATGGTGGCCACTTAGCCGCCAGTATTAATAGTGAAGTTTTAATAAACCCAGCTGTGAGTATTGGTTATGTAGGTACTAGCAAGCTTTACGCTGAAGCCGTAGAGCTTGGCACTAAACCACATATGCCACCAATTGAACCCTTAGTGAATTGGGTTGAGGCGGTGCTTAGCCTTGAAGGTGATGAAGCAGAACGAGTAGCAACATTGATTGCATTGAAAATTAATGCGCGTGGTACGACTGGCAAGTTGATGTTTAAAGAAGGTCTTGAGGCCAGTGAGCCATATATACAGGCACGGTTTAACGAAGCAATGAAGTTGATGATTAATAAGTTGGGTGGCGCAAATGCTTAACCAGGTAAGAACGGCGATTTTGAATGTGCTCAATAGTGCAAATGTAGGCACCTTTTATAAAAAAGAGCGCTTTAGCAAAAACACTCAAGAGCTAAAAGCCATGTATGCCCAAGGTGACGTCATTAGTGGCGGGTATATCCGATTAAAGCGCCGTAAACGCCAAAACCCGTACGCCACTAGAACAACGGTTGCTTATACCTTTGATGTGGTTTTTTTAAAGAGCTTTGTAGATGACGAAGACAGCCAAGAGCACTTTGAAAATGCCATTGAATCTTTAGATGACGCATTTGCAGGTGATCCATTACTTAATGATTTGGTTGATGACCTGGACGAAGGCGACGACACAGGGCTGATTTTAGATGACCACTCACCAGTGATGTTTTCTGGTGTGTTGTGTCATCAGGCGCGTATGCGTTTAACAGTGAATGTAAGTAGTTAGGAGAGCAGCATGAACGAAAAGCCAAGCCAAGGCGGCAGCTATATAAAAGACTCCAAAGGTAAGTTGAAGCTCGTGGCCAGAACACAGCCTGAGAGCACAGCTAAAAAGCAAGCGAACAAAGTTGAAGACAAAGGTGCAAGCAAATGAAATGGTCACAAACCAGCCTGTTAGCGGCAATTGAACAAACGTATGGCACGTTGCCTGGTGCAATGCTTGCCATGCTAACTAAAGATATTGAGCTACGCCCTCTTGAAGGTGAGGAAGTTGAGCGCGGTTTAAATACGCCTTACTTAGGTGCTGAAGAAAGCATGTTTACGAATGAATATGCGGGTATCAGTTTTAAAGTTGAACTGGTAGGCAGTGGCACATTAGGTGTTGCCCCAGCGTGGGGACCATTGATGCGCGCGTGTGGTATGGCTGAAGTTATTGTGGCTGATACCAGTGTTGAGTACACACCAATTTCAGATGCGCCTGAATCAGTGGCTATGCACTTTCAGCTTGGCCGCAATAAGCACACCTTGTTAGGCGCCCAAGGCAATGTGAGTATTGAGCTTGAAAAAGGCATTCCTTATTTATCGTTCGATTTTAAAGGCCTTTATGTTGCGCCTGAAGATAACGCATTACCAACCGCCGACTTTAGTGCATGGCCTAAACCTATTCCGCTGGGCGCAGGACGCACCACTGACTTTTTATTACATGGCTTCGAAGTTGTGCCGTCGAAACTTAGCATCGATGCAGGCAACGAAGTGGAGTTTGATCCAACGCTTACTACGGCAAAGATTGAGTTTTTAGACCGCGCAATGTCTGGCTCGGTCAATATTGCTGCGCCTAATGTGGCTGATATTGACTTTTTTACTCGAGCAAAAGATTCGACAACCGGCAATCTGCAAATTAAGCACGGCCCTGCAGGTGGTCACCGCGTAACGATTAGCTGCCCTAAAGTGCAAGTGAAACAGCCTAAGTATGTTGAGCGCACTAAAAAGGCAGAGCTTGAAATGGCCCTAGCTATTTTACCGCAAACAGGCAATGACGAGTTTAGCCTGTTACTTGATTAATTCGTTTTAAAACACTTTTACACCAGGAGAAAACAATGGCTTTTTCAATTGTGACAATGCAGAACGTGCAAGTTCATCAGCCCGTTAAGTTTACCTTTGATGGCAACAGCCACGAGTTTACCGCTCAATTTAAGCTACTTGATGATGACGCAAACGAAGCACTTGCCGAAAGTGGAGACCACGAAATGATTAAGCGCGTGCTCGTTGACTGGGGTGATGACTTTGTTGATGAAAACAATAAGCCACTGCCATTTAACGATGACAATTTAGCTAAATGTTTAAAGGTGAGTTGGTGGCGTACTGCTGTGCTTGATGCCTACTTTATTGCAGTAGCTGTGGCTGGCAGAAAAAACTACTAGAGGCTGCCCGCTATTGGGTAGCCGACGAACACCCCGACACCAAACATTTACTTGAAGTTTTAACCCAGCAAAAAGCACCCAAGGAAGTTATTGACCAAGTAAAAGCGCAAAACAAAGAGAAACATTTTGATTTGTACAGCTGTAATGCTGAAGCAGTAAATGCGTTTTTAATGGTTGAAACACAATGGCAAGGAGAAGGGCGCGGCCTTGATTATGGCAATGCTGAAGTCGCTTGGCGGCTAGCTGGGTTAAACATTACCCCTGATATTTTTAAAAAAATTCAGGTGTTAGAAGTAGAAGCAATAAACGCAGCACGAGAGCAGCATGAGCAGATATAACTTAAGTTTAAAAGTACTGTACGATGGCAAAGCAATTAGCCAGGGTACGCGTACGAATACAAACGATATACGCTCGTTACAACGACAAGCGCAGCAGCAAGTTGCGCAAAATCGTGCGCTTGAGTCTAGTAATAATAGTGTTGCCCGCAGTTATACCAGCCTTGCCACCGCTGTTGGTGGCTTTATGGCTCTTAATTTTGCACAGCAGCAAGTGCAAAACATAGGTCAGATCCAACTACTTAATGCCCGTTTGCAAGGGCTAACCACATCAAGCCAAGAATACGCCCAAGTGCAGAATTACTTGATAGCAACAAGTAATAAGCACAACCAAGTGTATTCAACAATGGCTGATAGCTACAGCAAGTTGTTAACTCTGCGAAATAGCGGGATTGTTACCGATACTGAGAGTAAGCAATTGCTTGAAGGCATGAGTAATGTAGCTAGTAAACTGGGCGCTGATTCTACTCAATTAGGGCAATCACTTTATGGTATGGCTCAAGGTTTTAGTGCAGGCACTTTGCGTGCAGAAGAACTTAACCAAGTAACAGAGCCTTTACCTGGTTTATTGCAAAGCTTAGATAAAGCGGCGGGCCTTGTGTCTGGTGGATTTAGGCAAATGGTTGTTGATGGGAAAGTTAGCAGCCAGTTCTTTAAAGAAACGCTTATTAAGGCTTTTGATGATTATGAAGGCGCAGCACAAAGAATTGCAGGTACTATTCCTGCAGCGCTTAATCGAACTCAAACAGCCTATGAGCAATTAATAAACCGTATAGAACAACCAGTGAGTTTTGCACTTGTGCCGGCAATTGATGCTGCAACTACGGTATTAAATGAGCTGACTACAAATCAAGACTTAATTGATAATCTAACAACAGCTGCAACTGCGCTAGCTATTGTTATTGGTGGAAGATTAGCGACCAGCTTAACAGTAAGTGCAGCTGGCATGGCCAGAGCAACAATAGCTAAAGCTCGACTGGCTCAAGAAACGGTAAAAAATACAGCTGCAGAGCTGGCTTCAGCTCAAGCAAATATGCGTAAAGTGCAAACTTTGGTTGCAATGACTGGCGCGGCAAATGTGTTAGGCCCTGCAAAAGCACGGTTAACTGCTGCAACGGTTGCGCATACAGCTGCTGTGCGCAGTTCGAATATAGCAATGCGTGCACTAGGCGGCACTATGGGTCTTTTAGGTGGCCCTGCAGGTTTAATCATGTTGGCTGCTTGGGGGATTTATGAATTTGCATCAAATGCGGACGATGCAACTGATTCTGTAAATAAACTTAAAGACGCAAGTAAAGATTTAAGCCCATATGCAAACTTAACCGGTAAGCAAGCACAAGGCTTATTGTTGCTAGCTCAAGGGCGTTTAAAAGGAGCAATTCAGCTCGCAGATGAAGCAAGGCAACGTTTTAATAACCCGTTCTTAAAGGGTAAGTTTGAAGATGTTGAAGCAGCAGAAAAACGTGTAACAGATCTTAAAAATGAGATAGTTGCTTTACAGGCTGTTGTAGGGAAAAGTTCGACTAAGAAGCCTGAACAAGGCCAAAGCCCAAATGACCTTTCGGATTTTCAAAAAGCGAATGCCTCTTACCAGCAGCGCTTAGCCTTGCTTGGTAAAAACACTGAGCTAGAAAAACTTAATTATGAAATTGCCAGTGGTAAATACGCCAAGTTATTACCCCAGCAACAACAAGAACTGCGTAACCTTGCC